CGCCCGCCGAGGCGGTCCTGATATACCAGCAGACGTTCAATCTCCCTGTTACGGGAAGCGTCGATTTTGGCACATGGTATGCTATCTCTAATACCTATGTGGGAGTCAACCGTTTTTCAGAGACCGTCCTTTAAACCATTTTTATTCACAAAAGCAATATAAGAAAGGGAGAGGCATCTGGCCTCTCCCTTTCTTATATTGCCTCTAGCGGCCGGTCAGCTTGGAAAATCGATCGAGAAATACCAGCATCTGCTCCCTGGTACAGAAGCTCTTATACTGCCGGTTCCCCTTCGCATCCCCTAAAATGATTCCCGCATTTTCGCCCCAGTCCCGGGCCTCCGCCGAAAAATCGGACGGAGCCTTTTCTGCCTGTTCCCGAAGCCAGGCATCCATCATGGTATCAAACTGTTCCTGCGTCATATTTTCCTCCTCGTAATCCGGCCGGAATGCTCCCGCCGCACAGGAGATGGGCCGCACACGGCGCATCACCATACCGCCGTTGGCGTCGCTGTCCATCCCAGTATTCCCCTCGATTGTAGTCAGCGTTCCGTCGGAATTTACCCTTTCAATCAAGCCGATATGCTGGACCGCCGTACCGGAAAACCTCAGAAACAGCAAATCACCGGACCGGTAACCTGCCGATACGAGCTGCCCATTTTGCCTGGCAAATGTATTCAGTGTTCCGCAGGATGCCGTCTTTCCCCCATCATAAAAGAGGTGGGACAATCCTGCCTCATAAAACAGCCACCAGAGAAAGACACAGCACCACGGATAACTCGCCCCCGAAATCTCCCACCCGTAATAAGCGGTGTTGTATTTCACGCGGTTGCTGCCTGCGGGGCTTTCCGCAACGCCGATCTCTCCGCGGGCCAGATCAAGTATTCTCTGCAGCTGTGACACCGGGCGTCTCCTCCTCCGCGATCAGGTCCGCCGCATTCTGTACATTTTCCACCGCTGTCTTAACCGCGGCGGCATCGATCCTCCCCTCCGTCGTCACATAAGTGACAACGGAGACTACCGCAGTCACAGCGCCAGCCACGGTGGCCACCGTGCCCTCGTCCACGCCGAATACCATGGCAAGGCCGGTCACAACCCCGGCCAGTGCCAGCCAGAGTTTCCGGGATGATATCTTCTGCAAAAACGTTTTCATGATTTCTCTCCTTTTCAGCAGTCCGGTTCCGTGTTGACTGCCGTATCGTAAATAATCCCTCCGCGGGTGTTTTCCGCCCGGCTCTTTCCAAAATAGGCGGTCAACACTACCGCTGTCGCTGCCTGCAGGCCGCCGATCAGAGCGGTCAGATAAGGCAGCGATCCGGTAAAGCCCCGCAGGATGGAAAGCCAGCAGAAATACAGCACCAGATAGGTGCTGGACCCGTCTACCAGCAAAATACCGCAGGCGATCAGCTGTGAGACCGACCAAGTCTTTTTCACGGTCACAGCCCTCCCTGAGACAGCAGGAAGGAGACAAACGCCCCCGCCAGAACCAAAAGGATTTTATCCAGCAATCCTTCCCAACGCTGGGCCGGTCTTTGCTCCAGCACATCCAGTTTTTCGCGGATGCGGTCCACGCTCTGCCCCATCCCGTCCTGCTTTGCGGCCAGAACCTCCACCGCCGTGGCCAGCCGGTTCAGTGTCTCCTGTCCCCGTTCCAGATTCTCAATCCGCCGGATATGGGAACTGACAAGTTGTTTCAGTTCCGCCAGTTCGGCGGCCACCGCAGTTTCCATTTCTTCTCCCTCCCGGATCATACCGATTTCAAAAAGCTCTCCCAGGTATCCTCTACCGTCAGAATATCCCGCAGAGTGGTGGCGCGCGCTTCACACTCCGCCCAGGTCAGATAGCGGAAGTAAAACTCTGTCTCCAGATGGCAGGGGATGATATCCAAAATGATCTTCTCCATCCGGTCAAATTGTGGAGGGATACCGGCCACATCGGGAAAAACCACCCGGAGCTTTCCCTGCGTATCCGTCTCCTGTGCTTCCGCCCGGATTCCGCAGCCGCAGATTGTCCGGTTGATCGTCTCCAATGTAAAGCAGTCCCCATCGATCTGAAAAAGGGCAAGCAGCGCGGCCCTTCGCAAAGGCACGGTGTCCGCCGCCGGCTTCCGGGCAAACAGTTCCTCCCGTCGGCTCAGGCCCTCCCCCTCCGCGGTCGCAATCAGGCTCTCCTGCTCTGCGGTCTCCAGAGCCGTGTCCGCCTGATCCAACATGCTGCCCGCCGCATAGAGCTCGCTTTCATTCACCGTGCCGGAGGATAAGTCATACACACCCAGCGGACGCAGCAGCTCCCGCAAAAATTGCCCATACCGTGCCGCCATTGTTTAATCCTCCCCGATCTCGGTGATCTGCAAATTCCCCAACACAGGAAGAACCGTACTGCAGCCACTCAGATCTCCCATTGGCGCCAGCAGGTGATAGTTTTCCACCCCCGAAACGGAGTAAATCCGGTTCCCCAGCTCGGCCAGCCGGACCGGTTTCCCCAGCAGCTGACCGGAGAAATAACTGCGGATGGCGATCTCCGCGGCATCGTACACCGAATCGAACGACAGGCCGTCTTCCACGGCGATCTCAACGGAGACATCTACCACCGCGGTATCGGGGGCCTTAACCTGCAGATCTACGGCGATCTCCCGCTTTTCCTGCAGGTCCTCCCGGATCTCCTCCAGCAGTCCGGAGTCGGGAAGGCCGGATGTCTCCGTCACATACACGTCCACCGTTCCGATTCCTCTGGGCCTTCCCACTGCGGAAGCCGCTGCCACACCGGTGTGCTTCATGGCTTCCTGCTCATAAAATGCCGCATTCGCCCCATTGGGAAGGCGCTGGTAGCTCTCCAGAATCCGCGCCCGCAGCGTCTCGTCGTCCTCTCCATCCGTACCGCCGGAAAATGCCGCCGGATTGGTGCATCCCGTGATTCCCACAGGGCAGGCTGTCAGAACGCGGACAGTCCCGGCGGTAACATTCCCTGTGACGCCGGCCTCGGCAGCTTCAGGAGGTTCAGCATCACATCGCCGGAAACCAGCATGGTGTTCATGCTGTAAGGATCAAATTGTGCCCAGAAGTCCAGCAGCGCGCCATAGGAGAGAGCCCCGGCCGTGCCGGAGATGGGGCTTGTGCCAACGGAAAAATTCTCCGCCGCATTGTCGTTCCCGTCTCCGTCCATGATCACGGAAATGGCGTCCTTCAGATGCATCCGGCCGATATAGGCGCCGATCTGGCGCAGCGTCACGGAAAACAGGTCCAGCCTCTGGAAGCGGATCGCCTCATAGGAGGCCACCAACATCCGCCCCCGCTTGTGCAGACGGACCAGGTTTTCCTGCGTACGGATGGAGGTAGAGGGAATCTCGCTGCCCTCCTCCACGCGCTTCAGCTCCCGTTCCTCTTCGGTGGGAACGGAGGCGATGGAGCGGTAGTCCATTCCGTCGAAGCTGGTCACGGTTGCCGTAATGGCCGGCAGGATGCTCTCTTCCTCCAGGCCCTGCCGAACCACCCGGGAAACAAACTCAGGAAACAGCACGGAAGAGTCTGCGGTGTGGAAAAACTTCTCCACCATGTCGCTGCCCGCGCCCTTCACCTTGATGTCGAAGCGCTTCAGCTGGCGCTGGAAGGCGTCCATGCCATCCAGCGGCGTACCGCGATAGTTCTCGCTGGGGTCCAACAGTTCCAGGGACTGGGAAAAGCTGCGGCCGTACATCCCCTTTTCCAGTTTGACGTTTTCATAGTGATAACCCATTTTCGTCCTCCTTACAGCAGAAATGTTACCGTGTCTGTGTCTGCGGAAACCACCAGATAGCTGCGTCCGCTCTCGCTGCACTTGACCCCGCCCGTCCCGTCGGCAGACAGTGCGGTATAGCCCAGTGCGGGTGCCGTCCCGCTAAAGCCAGCCGTCACCAGCCCGCCGAGGGCGACGGAGCAGGCGGCCCCATCCCGGGCGACAGTAGCCGCCGCGCCGCAAAAGGCGTCGCCGTCCTCACAGGCAGCCACCGTTCCGTTTCCGGACACCTTGACGATCTGCCCCTCCGTCACGCCGGAGCAGGCAAATGTTGCGGCCCACTGACCGATCCCCTCATAAGAAACTTTCATCCTTAACCTCCTGTTTGTTTTAGATCAGAAAAGCGGACTCGCCGTTCTCATCCGCCTTGCTTTCCATCTGCTTCAGCTGGGGCTGCAAGGGAAACAGCCGGTTCACCCGGCTCTCCAAAGAGCGCTTCAGCTCCAGCAGTTCTCCTTCCTCCAGCTTTTCCGCCATTCCCGCAAACAGCGTGCCGTCCAGATCTTCGTCCGCCAGCAGCGCCAGCCGCAGCACTTCCTTCCGCAGGGCCGCCAGGTAGCTTCTTCCCAGTTCCGCCTGTTTCTGAAGCAGATCCCATTCTCCGCGGGAAGGTCCGCCCTGATGGGCAAAAAACTGCTTCATCACGCCAGCTTTCGGCTGGGCCGGCACCGCCACAAAGGACCACTCGTAGGCATCGGTCGGCTCCCGCAGCTCGGCAAAGCACAGGCGTCCTCCGTAAGTTCTTCCCCTCACATGCTCGCAGGTCCCGCTCTCCCCGCCGCAGATGGAACAGACGCTCTTTTTCACGCTGCAGCCCACGCTGACTTCTTTTTTGATGCCGCCCTCGATCTCGGCTATCAGGTCCTTGTTCTTCTCGCTGCACAGCAGATAGGCCCAGCCCTTGAGATAGCAGTAGCCGTCCCCGGCCTTTGTTCGCGTCTCCGGTTCCTGAACCACTTCGGTCCGGTAGATGCGGGCAGTCTGCCCCTCCGCCGACCATCTGTGGTCAAAGATCCCCGTTTTTCCCAGAAACAGCTTGCCGAGGTCCCTGAGGGCCTGTTCGTCGAACCGCTCAAAGTCCCGGTCCACCTCGTTGTCACAGAGCCTGACGGCAAAAGTGTACACCTGTTCTGCCGTTAATTCGGCTTTGGCGAATCGGTTAATCTCCTCCAGTTCCCCGTCCGCTGCCGCGCAGACGGCTCCTCCGTCCCTCTCTTTTTTGACTTCCATCGTTCTAACCGTCCTTCCGTGTCATTGGTTTGAAGTTTCGCTCTCCGCCCGGTCATTTTCGATCCGGAGCTTTCTGGCCTGCTCCAGATAAAGTGCCGCCTTGGCCTCCTCCACCTCGTCCTGCAGATTGATGCCGTCCCAGACGATTTCAAACCCGCAGGGATAGCCGTGCATCCGCAGCCAGAGCCGACAAATCCGCTCGATGGAGGGGGTCAGCGTCCGGCGGATCGCTGTGATCTCGGTAGTCAGCATATCTGCCTGCTGAGAACTCATGCGCTCGGTGGCAGACCAGTTCAGTCCCAGCATAAAGGGAGGAATCCCCGTCTTGGCCACCACCTGCTCCAGAATCTGCCGCACCGGCACCTCACTGTCCAAGATCTGGTTGTCCGCGCCGATTGCCCGAATCTCCACGTCACCCACCGCCACGAAGTCCCGGACGCTGCCGGACCGGGTACTCTGCATGGCCTCCGACCATTCCTGCGCCAGCTGACGGCTGCGCTCCTGCGCGGTCCCGCCGCCCTCTTCGCCCGGCTTGCAGGTCACGGCAAAGCG